TTATAATATGTACTTTGGTTTAAATTATCTAATAATCCCATAATTAACTATTTTGCTCTTGTTTAGTATTTCCTTTATCTACCAGTGCCGCTTGAGCTAATTCTTCGCTCCTTATAACTAAACCTGATAATTCTAATATTCTAGTTACTAATCTTTCCTCCTCCGATATGTGTAGTTCAAAGTTTATACTATTTTGATTATTGAAAAGAGGTTTACTATTCACAACCACGTATGTCCACATTGGTGTACTTGGTATTCTATAATAATGGATATCAAATTCTGTGTCTACAACTGGAGTTGGATACATAGTTATAACATTATTTGTACCGTCATTATGTTCTCTAACGTATACCATTCTGTTTGTCGTGGCTCTTAATAGAGGGTTGTTTTCTGTGTAAGCTATTTCTTTCTTTGTTAACTCTGCCACCTCATTGTTATTTTGATAGAGTACATCTATGAAGTATAATTGAAAAGGAAGAGACGCTGAGGCATCATTTGCTACTTGTGTGAAAACAGTGTTCGTTTTAAATGGATGTAACTTTGCTTGTAGCATCTCCATTTCATCGCCCGCAATACCAATCTGTGTTGCAGTTGGTTTATGATAAGCCATTTTTAAATTATGAAAATAATTAGCATATATATCCATTTGAGCTTTATCTGCCAATAGATTAAACTCTTGGGGTGTTATATAACCCCTTTGTTCTTTATTAGCTAGCGCTAAAACCTTTTGATATATTGTATCTATAAGTATCATTTATCTTTTATTTTGTAGTAAGGAAAATTACTGTTAAGCCATTTTTTTCTTTTATTACAGCCACAATCAGAATATCCTACAGCTTTCGCTGCTATCTCTGTTAATGTTTTTAATCCAGTAGCTTTTGTAAAATTCTCTACTGTATCCCCAAGTCCTTGTGATTTCATATAATATATTTTACTATATTATAGTTACATAATAAAGTAAAAGGTTAGCACCTAAATAAAAATAGCCACTCCTTTCGGGTGGCTATCTCTATTAGTTAAAAGACTATTATTTTAATCTTTTCTCTATATTTGCATATATTTCCATACCTTCATCTGTTTTGAAGAACGAAGCTAATGCTGAATACGGATGTTCATCAAATGGAATAGTCATAACTTTTCTTCTATTTGATGTCCACATGAAGTGTCTTTGATCTGATGTTAAAGCTATTATTCCAGCTTCAACAGCTTTAATACCAAAGTTTCTAAGTATCACATTTTCATCACTAGCTAATTCTAGGAACAGATTAGGATTTTGTCTAGCAAATAGTAACAAATCTCTTCTAAGCTCCTTAGAACTCATATTAGCTACCTCAGATCCTATTTCTACTCTCATTATAGCCTCAGCTAATCCTATGTCTATATTTCTAGCCTCTGTTAATGCTTGAACCTCTAATACTAAATAATCTAATTGAGTTTCAGCTATTTTCTTAGGCTCATGTTCATAAAATACAGAGCCATTGTGAGGGTGTATTGATAAAAATTTTTGTAAAGTTACTTTCTCCCTAGGAACGTGTAATATTCCAGTTCTAAAGACAATATGTTCTAATCTCTGTTGACCTTTCATTTCATCAACAAAACAAGTTGTTTGATTTTGACAGTATTTTATTTCTCTTTCGTAACCTTTTTCTTCGTCAAACCAAAATAAATTAGAAGTTCTAATAGAAAGAGATAAAGGCTTTTTTTTGCCTCTTAAATAATATACTCTTTCCTTTAATTCAAACTCTTTAGATTTTTCTTTTTGTTTTTCTTTTAAACCATCCAACACTTTTCTAGCACCACCCATTTCATCTACCTTAGGTTGTTCTACTCTATACCTGTCTTCAGGATGTAGTTTTGCATCTAGTTCTATTTCTGGAGTTTCAACCATCGGTTCTTCCATAACAACCGTTTCTTCAACTACAGGTTCCTCAACCTTAGTTGTTGTTTTCTTTTTCTTTGCCATAATATAATATAATATAAATTAATAAAAATATAAGGGCGATACTAGACCGCCCTTATAAATAAAGTATCTTACTTCATTAACATAAAGTTGTTTGCACCTTGTGTGATTAAACATCTTTCTGATAACATGTGGATTTGCATTGCATCAAGCGCTGATGTAGCAGCTCCAACCGAACCAGTAACCCAAGATTTCATCTTTCGATTATCAGTTTGAGAAGCTCTAAACCTAACATGTAAAAATGGTCTCTTCATATTTGAACCAACTTGTTGGTCATAAACAGAAGACATACCAGCAGGAATCATAACACCTCTAATAGCGTTTGCTCCAGCAGCAGCATTTATACCACCTCTTGTAGCTAGATCATTTAAGTATCTAAAGTCAGATTTGTAGAAGTCATAAGAACCTCTTCTAAATCCTGAGAAACCTAAATTTAATGCCATATCTTCGTCATTGTCGAATACTCCGTAAGAAGTACCTCCAGCTCCGTAAGAATTCATTGAAGCAAGCATGTCGTCCATAGCTAAACTAGTCGAACGATTAACAAACATCATGTATTCTTCAATAGCACCTTGCTTGTCAAATTCAGCTAAAATAGCATCGAACTCAGCTAAATCAGTAGCAGCATTAACACCTGTAACACCAGATGTAACATTACCACGATCTTCAATAGCATCAAATAAACCTTGAGTTCCAACTGGAGTAGTTCCAATCATTCCAACTTCATCAGCGTGAGAAGTACCATCTTTAACAGCTTCTAACATCGCCATTTCTAAATAGTCAGTAAATCTAGCTCTTGTGTCAGATTCAGCTTTTAAATACCATAAGTATCCACTCATACCATCTTCAGCTGTAACCTCAACCCAACCAACTCTTGAAGCGTCAGATCCTGATACTTCGTAGTAATCTTTCATAATAATTGGTTTATTAGAAAAAGTTTTAAAGTCAGGTTCATTAGATCTTCTTGAATCAGCTTGTGTTTGTGGAGTTGAAGTTCCCGCATCAGAGAAGTATGAAACTCCTTTTGGGTATTCAGAACCATAAACCAATATAGTTGTTGCGTAGTTAGTTGCTTGTGCTGATAAGTTATCAACAGTATATGGAGCAACATCAATAATGTTGTCCGCTACTTTTACAACTAAACATTTAACTACACCGTTAACAGCATCAGCTACTATAATAGTATCATTAACTCTAACACCATGATCATTTACTGTTGCACCAGAACCAACGGTATTACCATCGATATCTCTTTGTAGAGTTATTCTTGATAAAGCACCAATAGTGTCAACGTTAACACCACCAGCTGCCGCTACTGTTCCAGTATAAGATAGATGTAATCTACCTTGTTCAGACCATACAACTTGATCAGCTTGCATAGCCTCTTCTGCACCTACTTGAGATAAGAAACCTGAAATAGTTCTCGGTCCGAAAACTTCAGCTTCTTGCTCCATTAGGTCAGGTACGTATTGTTGTGCCCAGCCAAGAGTGTTTGCACTCCCTGTCGCTAGGTCTAAATAGTTTGTCGATAAAGCCGCTTGCTGTGGAGCAGGCACTATATTTAAACTATTACCTCCTGTAATTGCCATAATATATTTTTTTTAAATTATTAATTATTTTTTCTTTTTAATCTTAAATTTGAAATCATTAACAGACTCACCTAAAACTTTAACTTTAATTCCACCGGCTTCAACTTCCCCAAGAGATTGTCTTGGTGATAAATCTATATTCTTATCTTTAGCTACTCTATCTTTAATCGCATCGGCTTTACCCTGTTCATAAAAATGTTTTGCAATAGCATCAGCATTCATAGCTGTGAATAAAGATTTGTGATAACCAGCAGCATCTTCAATTGTATCTTTGTTTTCACCAACAAACTTATTGACGAAATTCCCAAGATCACTTTGAGTTTCTTTAACCTTCTCGACATCTTTAACATTAAATCTAAATTTCTTGTCTCCAACTTCGTAATCAAAACCTTTGAATTCTTTGTTGAATAGACTATTAGTTTTATTTAAAAATGTTCTTTTGTTGGTTTCGGTTTTTTTCTTCTGCTGTTCATTCTCCTTACTGTATCTATTAAAGAACTCAATTGCTTTTTGTTGTTCAGGGGTCAACTTTGACCCAGCTTTGATTTCTTCATAGTATTTAGACTTTTGCCCGTCTAAGTGGGCTTTAGCCTCGGCAACTTGCTCTTTGAGGGCTATTTTTTTTCTACGTTGGGTTTTCTCGTCATCAACTTCTTCATCGTAACCAAAGGTTTCTTCTAATAAAAAATTTCTTTCATCTGCTGTTAAATGAGGTTTTGTTGCTCTATAGTATTCGTCCAACACATCAGAGTCGTCCATTTTAGTAACGTCTCTGTTTAATTTTACGTAGTCATTTATGTCACCACCTGTTTCATCCATGAAATCTACGAGTTTTTGTATGTTTTCAGGTAGCGGTTTTCCAGTTATCTCAGATTCTTCTATCGCATCTACAATTTCTTCTTCAACTTTTTCAACTTCTTCATTTGTTATTTCTTGAAGCATAGGTTGATCATCTTGAACTTCCTCTTTAACCTCTTCTTTTGGTTCTGGATTAACTACGACAACCTCTTCTTCTACGGGTTGCTCTTTAGTTTCTTTTATTTCTATTTTAGGTGGTTTACCCAAATCAATCTTTACAATATCATCTTTTGGTTCCATTTTTTTAAATTTAGCCTTAGTGATATTCCCCTTGGTTTCCTGTTTAACCACTTTGGTCTCTTCGACCTTTTTTGTTTCTTCTGCCATAATAAAATTTTATAAAATATTAAATATTAACGAGGGCCGAATTTCCCAATTCCCGCTCCTCCCGTAATTATATCATTACCTGATGATTCAAATTTTTTACTAGAAGCACCCTGTTTTCTTTGCTCTATCATTTCCTTTTGATGCATCGCTTGTCTATCAACTCTTTGATCTTTTCTATCTTCACGTGCTATTTCTTTGTTATCATCAACACTCCGTTCAAGTCCTTTTAATTTAGAATTTAATTCAAACTCATAAGCCATCAAGTCTTTCTTAACAATAGCTTCTTGTTTTAAGTATTCAATTTTTAATTTTGTTTTTGTTTCTTCAAAAAGACTATCAGATTGTACTTTTGCTTGATTTTTCTGTATCTCAGCTTGAGCAACAGCCTGCTGTGATTCAGCATTAGCCTGTGCTTGTGCTTGTACGTTTTGTTGTTGGAGTTTTTGATCTCTTTCAATCTTCTTTCTTCTCTTTACTTTTAGAAGTTGATTAGCTAGTTTTATATTTCTACATTCCCTAAGATCAATTGCATCATCTAGATCAATAGTTTGCTGTGCTAATGCTGCTTGTATATTATTCTCTAATATAGCTTTTTCTTCTTCATCTGGCATTAGTTCTATAAATATACCAAAATCATAAAGGTGTAATTCAGACATTTCATCTAACGTAGCCACATTATGTGCTCCTACAGCTTGTATAAAAGCATCTCTCGTTGGAGAGTATTCAATTATATCAGCTATTCTTAAAGATATGCACTCTGCTGCTTCAGCTGTTAAGTACAGACTGGATTGTAATATGTGTCTTGTTGCCGTATTTGAATTAGCGGCCGCCATCTTCTGAACTCCAACTAAAGCATTACGGTCTGGAGTACTCGCATCTCTAGCTTCATTAAGTCCTGTCACATCTCTTATCATCTGTAGATAATAATTATAAGTTGTGATTAAACTTTGTATTTTATTCCCACCAGCTCCATTTTGTATTTGTTGAATTGGCACTTTACCAGGATTCATATCACCATCAGCGGTAAGGCTTCTACCTATAACACTACCAGTTTGGAAGAACATGTTTAAAGCTTCTTGTGGGTTGTAGTTTGTTCCGTTTCCAAGATCTATCTCTGCCAAACCATCAGCATCTAAATAAACACCATCTGGTACCATTCTTGACATCACTTGTTGTAGTTTCAAATGAGTTAATTGAATCATATCGGCAAAACCCGTTATTCTACTTACTGTAGATTCTATTTTACCTCTATACATTCTTGGAGCAACAATTTGATAATTCATTTTTACTTTAGAAAAATCAGAATCTGATCTCATCATATTCGGGCACATTCTCCATCTTAGTATTTTATCGGATCCTAGTATATAAACACCCTCATACAAACTCTCAACAACTCTTTCTAATTTTCTAAATTCACCATCCATTCCTTGAACTGGAGGATTAAATGTGTCATCTTTTTGTATTACTCTTTCTCCTCCACTTTTAGTTTTCTTTAATTTATATACATCATTAGAAAATGTCTTAAAATTAAAATATAATACGTGAACCTTGTTTTGATCTCTATTATTTGATCTATGAGTTATAGGATCTCTAGACGTCTTTGTTATCTCTTTTATTTCGCTCTCAGACAAATCAGGAAATTCTTTTACTAATTCATTTATTGGTAATTCTTTAACTTCTCCAACATAGTATATGTCTTCAAAGTATGGAGATTCCGTGTATGAGTATATTAAGTTAGCTGGATCAACGTACTTAACTTTAGCGCCTTCACTAAAATCAAATGTTGTTTTGGTAGCACTTATACCCAACGTTGTTAGATCGTATAAACATCTTCTTCTAATAAGATCATAATCGCTATTTTCCATTAAGACATTTATAGCCTGCTCTTCCGCTATCTCAACAGCTTGTTTGTAGTTTAGCTGCATGTGTAGTTTTAACTCTTCCTCTGTGTCCGGAAGTTGATCTGGCTCATTTTCATACAAGTCAATATCAAAATTTACTTTTGCTAGTTCATTATACTCTTTACTACGCATATCCCTAAGCATAGATTCCATGTATTCAGTTCTCTTACTAACACCGTACATGTCTTGAGAGAAACAGTTAATTTCATAAGATCTTTGAGCCATTCCGTTAACTACTATATCTACAAATTTAGGTATTATAGGTACGGGTGTCCAATCTAAATTTAAGTAAGATAAATCACCGTTTATAGATAATTCATTTTTATATTTTTCTATTGGTTGCTCTCCTCTAGCATACAATCTTAATTTGTGAAAATTATCTTTATTTGCTTTGTATCTAGCAGCGTGCTCATAAAACCATTCGTTTTTAATAGCTCTAGCAACCTTCAAGCCATAATCTTCACTTATTTTTTCTAAATCACTAACCGCTTGTGACGGAAAATTAACAACAGACTCTGTCATACTTTATTTTTTATTATTCTTGATGAAAATCCTTTATTACTATATTTTGATACACTTAAGTTCAATGGTGTTTTTTCTCTATTTGGATTAGGTTTATATAAGTGTCTATTGCAAGCCATTACAGCTAAACCAGAACTTATTGAGGCGTCATGCTTCGTTCTTTTATTTATATCAAACCTAGCCCAATCATTTAATGTACTATTAAAATACATCGTTCCACAAGTCCCATCTTCAAGTAGACCAACATGATCATTAATATACATCTCTATAGCAGCAGCATGTGCTTGCTTTATGTCTTCACTTGAGTTAGGTACACCACCTATTTCTTTTTCTGTCACAGATAATTTGTTCCAAATCTTATCTGGCCTATTCATGCTAAAGCCTCTATACCCTCTTCTTCGTAAGTAGTACAAAAGTCTAGGTTTGTTATTTTCTGCTAATATTGGCATACCATAAAATACTAATGCCATTAATATATCTTCAAAAAATATCTCTGCTGTTTGAGGTCTAGCTATATATTCTAAAAAGAAAGTATTAGCTGGAGCATCTTCCATTGAGAATTTAGTTAATCCATGTAAAGCTCCATTAGAACCTCTGTTATCAACTGTTCCAGATATGTCGTATGAGTCACAGCCAAACGCTCCAACGTGCTCGTTTCCTGGATACTTTACACCATTCTTGATAATTACGTTATTTTGTAATCTTTTATCCGGAACCCAACTCACTTTAAATCTTCCATTTGGATCTGGATTAAATACCACTTGGGTGTCTTTAACCCCATTTGTCCACTGGAAACTACCATGCGTTAGCACGGATGAACTTCTATTTCCCTCGTTATAGTCTATTTGTTCGTATATTTTAACAAGATTAAATAAACTATTTTTAGTCTCAACTCTAAAT